GATTCCGGGGCGCGAGGACCGCCCGCGCAGGATGTCATAGACGAAGGAGCGGTTGACCCCCGCCATTTCTGCGACATGGGCCGGTGCCAGTCCAAGCTGATCGGAGCGGGCCCGCAGACGGTCGGCCAAGGTGTGGTTCTCGATCATGTTGTCCCCAACGACTTGTGGATAAGATAGGATAAGACAGGATTGAATTGGGATCGTCAAGCAGCTAGAACAAAAGCCAAACACTTTGCATCGGAATCGGGGGCCGGGATGGAGATCGAGAAGGCATATTTCACCCTGGCTGAGGTGCTTGACCGGTGGTCTTTGCCCGAAGCCGACGTCGCCTATCTGGCCGAGAATGACCAGCTGCGACTCTCGATCCGGATCCTCAACCTACCGATCGAGTTCGGTGACTTTGAGGAAACCGACGACGGCCGATGCTACTCGATCCCCTCTGAGCGGTCCTCGTTCAACGGGCTCCTCGATCTGCATGTCCAGGATGTTTTCCAGCTTTTCCGTATCGGCGAGGTCAGCGTCACCCGGTTCCGCACCACGAAGGCGGACTATGCCTGTTTCTTTGGATCGCGCGAGACCCTCACGATCCGTAAGCCTGATCTCGTGCTAAGCCGCGAGGAACGCGACCGTTTCGAGGCGAAGTCCGGGTTCCGTGGTGCGGCTGGCGTGAAGCAGGCCAATGCCTTTCACGCCTCCGCCGACTACCATCACGTTCGCTGCAACGGCTATGAGTTCCAGCTTGGGCCGATCCAGGCGCAGGTGGTGCGCATCCTGCACGCGGCGGCACGGCGGGGAGAGCCGTGGCAGAGTGGCAAGGCAGTGTTGGGCGAGGCGGGGTCGCGCAGCCTTAAGATGTCCGACCTCTTCAAGTCGAAGACGGACTGGCCATTGTTGATCGAGTCGAACGGTCGCGGGGCGTATCGACTCGCCGGACTCTGAGTCCAGCCTGCCCTGTCGCCCCCGCAGGATCCTCGCCGTGGGATGCGCAGGGGGATGGGGGAGGATGACGATCCCCCGCCGCGTGATTCACCCCATGATTGCAATCCCTCGGCCAATCCCCCGCCGTATCCCACTCTGATCCCGACGACATCCCCGCATGGGACCGTGCATCTTCCTCCCAACAGAACACCGGGAGCGGACGATGCAGACGAGAACCTGCCTGAACCAGACTGAACTTGCCGCGCGCTGGACGATTTCGGCGCGTACCCTCGAACGCTGGCGCTGGACCGGCGACGGCCCGGCCTTCCTGAAAATCGGCGGTCGCGTGGTCTACCGCCTCGAGGATGTGCTGGCCTATGAGCAGGCCCGCCAACGCCGCAGCACCGCCGAGCGGGGCGCGGCATGATGGCCCGTCATTCCGCTATCCGCGCAACAGGCGTCGTGTCGATCTTCGGCGCGGCTGGTCCGGCGCTCGATGAAATCGGGCTTTCGGCCTGGATCGCGCAGGCCGAACCCGGAGAGACGCTGGTCTACCATCGCGGCTTTCTCGCGGTCGACACCTTTGGCTCGGCCTCGCCTCTTTCGCCCGAACGCCGCTCAGCGCTGCGACGCACCGCCGATGCCGCCCTGCGCGCCGCCGAGCAGGACCTCGTCCACCTCGTTCAGGCCCGGATTGGGCCCGACCAGTTCGCCTACATTGCCGTCGCCCGGCGCAAGCCCCGCCAGGCCGTAGCGTCCCTCTCGGTGCGCCTGCTCGAGGCCGCCTGACCCCCATCCCCCAATACGGAGACTGAAATGCCTTTCCCCAACAACACGCCCGGCATCGACGAGTTGATCAACCTGCCGGTGGGCGAGATCGCCTTGCTGCCGGTGGACCTTCTGGCCGCCATGCAGCGCGAGATCGACGCGGCCGCCAAGCAGATGAAGGCCGTGACCGCGCGCTTCAACACCGCGCTCGAGGTGCGGTTTGCCACCCGCGCCGCCGAAGTGCGCAGCGCATCCGGCAAGGACACCGGCACCGTTCGCTTCGACGAGGGTGATTTCACCATCGTCGCCGATCTGCCCAAGCGGGTGGATTGGGATCAGGATCGGCTGGCCGCAATGGTCGAGCGCATCCGGGCCGCCGGGGATGACCCCGCCGAATATGTCGAGATCAGCTTCAAGGTGCCGGAGCGCAACTATGTCGCCTGGCCCGAGGCCATCCGTCAGGGCTTCGAGCCCGCACGCACGGTGCGGACCGGGACCCTGAAGGTCGAGATCCTCGCGCAAGGGGGTGCGCAGTGAGCCTGCCCATCATCACCGCCGACCAGCGGCTGGCTGAACCGCGCGGCATCAAGGGCTGTATCTTCGGCAAATCCGGCATCGGAAAGACCAGCCTCCTCTGGACGCTGGACCCCGCCCGCACGCTGTTCATGGATCTGGAGGCAGGCGATCTGGCCATCGAGGGTTGGCCGGGCGACAGCATTCGGCCGCGCACATGGGCAGAATGCCGGGACTTCGCGGTGTTCATCGGCGGCGCGAACCCCAGCCTGCGGGACGAACAACCCTACAGCCCGGCGCACCACGCCGCCGTCTGCCAGAAGTTCGGCGATCCCGCCGCTCTCGACCGGTACGACACCATCTTCGTTGACTCGATCACCGTCGCCGGGCGGCTGTGCTTTCAATGGTGCAAGGGCCAGCCCGAGGCGCTGTCGGAAAAGACCGGCAAGCCGGATGTGCGCGGCGCTTACGGGCTTCATGGCCGCGAAATGATCGCCTGTCTCACGCATCTGCAGCACACGCGGGCCAAGAATGTCTGGTTCGTCGGCATCCTTGACGAGAAGCTCGACGACTTCAATCGCAAGGTCTTTCAGCCGCAGATCGACGGATCGAAAACCGGGCTCGAACTGCCGGGGATCGTCGACGAAGTGATCACCATGGCGGAGTTGAAAGCCGAAGGTGGCGAACCCTACCGCGCCTTCGTCTGCCAGACCATCAACCCCTGGGGCTTTCCGGCCAAGGACCGCTCCGGCCGCCTCGGCCCGATCGAAGAACCGCACCTTGGCCGCCTGATGGCGAAGATCCGCAAGTCCGCCGCCCCGGCGACCGAACGGCTGACCTATCAGCCGCCCGTCGAGGCGATCACGCCCGAACACCCGCAATCCTGATCACAGAAGGAGGCACCCCATGGGGTCCTGGAACGATTTCAACGATGCGCAGAGCAATACCAACCTCATCCCGAAAGGCACGCTGGCCAAGGTGCGCCTGACCATCCGGCCGGGCGGCTTCGACGATGCCGCGCAGGGTTGGACCGGCGGCTATGCCACGCGCGGCTCGACTGGTGCTGTCTATCTGAACGGCGAGTTCACCGTCACCGAGGGCCAGTATGCCCGGCGCAAGATCTTCACCCTGATCGGGCTTTACAGCCCCAAGGGCCCGGATTGGGCGAACATGGGCCGCAGTCTCGTACGCGGCATGCTGAATTCGGCGCGCGGGATTTCCGACAAGGACCAGTCATCGCAGGCACAGTCGGCGCGCCGGATCAACGGGCTCAAGGATCTCGACGGGATCGAATTCCTTGCACGGATCGACGTTGGCACCGATGCCAGTGGCGACGACAAGAACGAAATTCGCAGCGCCGTGACGCCGGACCACCGGGATTACGCGCAGAACATGGGGCTGGCGCCGTCCTTCGCGGGGCAACCCGCCGCTGCGGCTGTCCAGCAACCTGCCGCGGCACCGCAGCCCTCGGCGGGCGTGCCCGGCCGTCCGTCCTGGGCGCAGTGAGGGTCTGAACCATGCGCCTTCGCCCCCGTCAAAACCTGTTCGTGGAGCGCAGCCTCGCTGCGCTCTGCGATCACGGCAACACCCTCAGCATCGCCTCGACGGGGTTCGGCAAGACGATCGCCCTGTCGGCGGTCGTCGCGAAGTCCCTCGAAGGGAGCGACGCCAAGGCCTGCATCCTTGCCCATCGCGACGAGTTGACCGCGCAGAACCGGACCAAGTTCGGTCGGGTCGCGCCTGAGATCACCAGCTCTGTGTTCGATGCCGAGACCAAGAGCTGGGCCGGGCGGGCGACCTTTGCCATGGTACCGACCCTTTCGCGACCCGCGAATCTTGCCGCGATGCCCACGCTCGACCTGCTGGTCATCGATGAGGCGCATCATGCGGTGGCCGACAGCTATCGCCGGATCGTTGACCATGTCCGGGGTGCCAATCCCGCCTGCCGGATCTTCGGCGTCACGGCCACGCCGAACCGGGGTGACCGCAAGGGGCTGCGCGAGATCTTCGACAATGTCGGCGATCAGGTCCGCCTGAGCGAGTTGATCGCCTCGGGCCATCTGGTGCCGCCGCGCACCTTCATCATCGACGTCGGCGTCCAGGAACAGCTGCGCGCCGTGCGCAAGACCGCCGCCGACTATGACATGACCGAGGTCGCGCAGATCATGAACCGCGCGCCGGTCACCGACGAGGTGGTCCGACACTGGCAGGAAAAGGCGCGCGAGCGGCCGACCGTGGTCTTCTGTTCCACCGTCGCCCATGCCGAAAACGTTGCCGCCGCCTTCAATGGCGGGGGAATTTCAGCGGCCGTCATCCATGGCGATCTCGATGCCGGCACGCGCCGCCGGATCCTCGCCGCCTATGCCTCGGGCGAAATCCGCGTCATCGTCAACGTGGCGGTGCTGACCGAGGGCTGGGATCATCCGCCCACCTCCTGCGTCGTGCTGCTGCGCCCCAGTTCCTACAAATCGACCATGATCCAGATGGTCGGCCGGGGCCTGCGCACGGTCGATCCCGAAGAACATCCCGGCATCGTCAAGACCGACTGCATCGTGCTGGATTTCGGGACATCGAGCCTGATCCACGGCACGCTGGAACAGGATGTCGATCTGGACGGCAAGACCGAGACGGGTGAGGCCCCCACCAAAACCTGCCCGGCCTGCGAAGCGGAGATCCCGCTCGCGGCCACCGAATGCCCACTTTGCGGCGAGGCATTCCCGCGCGAGATCGTCGAACGCGACGAAGGGCCGGACGCCACCCTGCTGTCGGGCTTCATCATGTCCGAGATCGACCTCCTGAAGCGATCGAGCTTCGCATGGGTCGATCTGTTCGGCGATGACGCGGCCCTGATGGCCAACGGCTTCAATGCCTGGGGCGGGATATTCTTTCTGGATGGCCGCTGGCACGCCGTCGGCGGATCGAAGGGCCGTGCACCTCGGCTTCTGGGCGTGGGCGAGCGGACGGTCTGCCTTGCGCAGGCCGATGACTGGCTGAACGAATACGAGACCGACGAGAGCGCGTTCAAGTCGAAGGGCTGGCTGAAGCAGGCGGCGACTGAAAAGCAGCTGCAATATCTGCCGCCCGCGTTTCGGCAGGACTACGGCCTCACCCGATATCGCGCCTCGGCGCTGATGACCTTCGGCTTCAACAAGCGCGAGATCCGCCAACTCGTCGGCCGCGCAAGCCCGGACATCGGGAGGGCGGCGTGAACCATGCCGCGCACATCGAGCGCCCACCCGAACCGGCTGCGGACCCCGCGCGTCACTGGCACCCGCGCCTTCAACCTTGCGCCGTTTGCCTGCGACCCGCGCAAGGCTTCGGCTTCTTCAACCCCGCCAAACCACGCCCCCGCAACCATCGCTGGTTCTGCTCGATGCCCTGCCAGGCGTGGTTTGCGGCCCGCCATCGCAAAGGACTGACCATGCAGGGAACCACCGAGGAAGAACGTCTCGCCATCGCGCTGGTGATGAAGCGGCTGGGCCAGACCATGGACCAGATCGGCTGGGACAAGCGGCTCCGTGATCTTACCGCCACTGACGTCACGGCGCTGATCGAGGAGGTGCTGGAAGGCTACGGGGCCGAGATGTCGCGCATCGCCGCATCATCGGAGGTGCCGTTTTGACACTGGATTTCAACCCGCGCCCCTCCATGGCCGACCGGATCAACACATTGGTCGACGCAGCACTGATTGCCGAGCGCGAGGCGACACCGCCCCGGACCTATCTCGGCGCGTCCCGGCTGGGGCATGCCTGCGAGCGCGCCTTGCAGTTCGAATTCGCGGGCGCGCCAAAGGACGAGGGCGCGGATTTCGGCGGCCAGACGCTCCGGATCTTCGAAATCGGCCATCAGCTCGAGGATCTGGCGATCCGCTGGCTGCGTGCGGCCGGGATCGACCTCTACACCCGCAAGGGCAATCGCCCTGATGGCGAGCAGTTCGGCTTTTCCGTCGCGGGCGGTCGCATTCGGGGCCATGTCGACGGGATCATTGCCAACGCCCCCGCAGTGCTGGGACTGCAAACCCCCGCGCTCTGGGAGTGCAAGACCATGAACGCCAAGAACTGGCGCGCCTGTGTCAAGGAAGGGGTCACGGTCTCCAAGCCAGTTTATGCCGCCCAGATCGCGATCTACCAAGCCTACATGGAAGCGACAGTGCCGGGCATCTCGGCCGCGCCCGCGTTGTTCACCGCGATCAACAAGGATACGGCCGAACTGCATCATGAGCTGGTGCCGTTTGATGCGGCCCTCGCGCAGCGCATGTCCGACCGCGCGGTGCGGATCCTTCAGGCCACCGATGCAGGCGAACTGTTGCCGCGCATCGCCGCCAGCCGCGACTTCTTCGAATGCCGCTTCTGCGTCCACGCAGGGCGGTGTTGGGGGTTGGCCGCGTGACCGACGATCCCATCGACCGATCTGATCCCGACCAGGACCCCGCCTTGGGCGACGACAGTCCGCTGAAAACGCCCAACGAGAACATTGTCCACTTCAATCCGTGGCGCGACTTCAACGACGCGGCCCCCATTTTCGACGTCTTCGGCGACGAGCCCGACCCCGCGCAGATCGCCCAGTTCATGCAGGTAGTCTTCGGCTATTGCGACGGCCTGATCCCGGTCCGCAGTTTCATCGACAAGGGCCAGGGGATCGATGGCCGCCCGCATAACGTCTGGATCGAGGCGAATGCCGAGACAGCGGACAAGATGGCGACCTTCGCGACATGGGCCTCGCGTGAGGGGGCGGCCGTCTATGTGATCCCCGGCACGGTCGCAGCCGCTGGTCAGGCCAAGGCCGCCGATATGCTGCAGATGCAGGCCGTCGTGGTGGATATCGACAGCGGCGACATCGCGATTAAGCGTGCCCATCTGGAGCGGCACCTCGGCCAGCCCACCCTGGTCGTGGAAAGCGGCGGCGTCACGCCCGAGGGTCAGCGCAAGTGTCATGTGTGGTGGAAGCTCAGCGAGCCCGCAGAAGGCGCTGACATCCGGCGAGTGTGCCGCCTGCGGGGGGACATTGCTGCCAAAGCGGGTGGCGACATGCATTTCCGCTCGGCCCATCAGCCGATCCGGGTGGCGGGCTCGGTTTATTATAAGAACGGGTTGAAAACGCAGGTCCGCATCGTGGCGCTGAACCCGACGCTGGAACGCGATCTGGGCGAGTTCATCGAGGCGGTTGCCGACATGCCGCCCGCGCCTGGCATCTCCCTGCAGCCCGATTTCAGCCACCCGGACAAGCCCGCCATGCGCGAGGTGCTGACTACGCCGGTGCGCGAGGGCGCGCAGGATGACTGGTCGCGTTTCGAGGGTGCCAGTGCAGCGATCGGGCATTTCATCCGCATGGTCCACGAGGGCCGGATGTCGAAGGATGAAGGCTGGGAAGGCATCTGCGGCTACAACGCTGCCATGCTCAGGCCCTCCTGGCCGGTCGAACGCCTGCAGCGCGAGTCCGAACGGCTGTGGGACCTGCACGTCCAGAAATACGGGCCACCCCTGATCCGGCTCGACAGCGCCGCCCCTGCGCCAGACGAGATGCCGGCCTTCACCTTGGGCGCGCTGCTGGATGACGTGAGCCCGATGCCCGAGGACATCATTGCCCCGCGCGTGCTGACACCGGGCGGCCTGCTGGTGCTGGGTGGTGCCCCCAAGGTCGGCAAGAGCGATCTCCTGATCAGCTGGCTCGTGCACATGGCCGCCGGGGTGCCTTTTCTCGGCTTCACCCCGCCACGCCCACTGCGGGTGTTCTACCTCCAGGCGGAAATCCAGTACCACTACCTGCGCGAGCGGATGAAGCAGATCGCGCTGCCGCCCTCTGTCATTGCGGCTGCACGTGACACGTTTGTGGCCACGCCCAAGCTGAAGATGCTGCTCGACAACGACGGCAGCGTGCGCGTGGCGCGCGCCATCCAGGCCGCGTTCCCGGACGCCCCGGTCGACATTATCTGCATCGACCCGATCCGCAACCTCTTCGACGGCGGACCGGATGGCGGCGGCGAAAACGACAACACCGCGATGATGTTCTTCCTGAAAGACCGGGTCGAGGTGCTGCGCGACTACGTCAATCCCGACTGTGGCGTGATCCTCGCACACCACACCAAGAAGCTCAGCAAGCTGCAGCTGAAGGATGATCCGTTTCTGGCGCTGTCCGGGGCCAGCGCGCTGCGCGGTTTCTACACCTCCGGCCTGATCCTGCATCGCCCCGACGAGGATGCGTCCGAGCGCAAGCTGGAGATCGAACTGCGCAATGGCCCGGCACTGCCGTCAAAGCTGATCGACAAGGTGCGCGGCCAATGGGTCGAGATCAACCCGATGAACGAACGGTTGGTCCGCGCCGAGGTGGGCGCGAAATACGATGCGGAGCGCATGCGCAAGCAGGAGGTGATCCTGTCCATCCTGCTCGACGAGGCGGCCGAAGGGCGGCTCTACACCACCAACCAGTTTGCAGAGGCCTTCGAGAACGCCGCCGGTCTTGGCGGCAAGGACACGATCAGGGACCGGATCGCGGTGCAGGCCACCAAGGGTGGCATCAAGTTCGTCCGCGACGGCGGCCCTTATGGGCTCGGGCCATCACGGTCGCGCTTCGGCTACCTCTGCGTCGAGGGGATGGTCATGCCCGTGGGCGGCGAGGAGGTCGATCCGGAGACCGGTGAGCTCACGTCCCTTCGCGTCGCCGTGCTGCCCACCCACTACAAGTCGCCACAGACCGGCGCGCTCCTGGAGGTCGAGAACCCGCATGTCTGGGTCTATCCGGAGGGGGACCGGCCATGATCTCCCCTGCAGATCGCTTTGCGTGCAACTGCGCACAGGCCAGTTTGAACCAGATTGGCGGGTTTGCCGAAACTGCCTCGCCATCCTCACGCAGGACCACGCAGGGGCCAGTTGTGACCAGTTTCGGCCCGCTTCCGAAACTGCCCCTGCAGGATTGCGCTGAAACCACAACGGTTACGCTGCAATCAGTTTCGGCTGGAACCGCCATTCCTGACCCCTCCAGACTTGAAATCACGTTCCAGAACAATGTGTTGGGCCATGTTTCCAGTTTAGGGGGTGAAACCACCCCCTACGGGGGTGGGGGAGAACGCCGCAGGCGGGTCCTCCCACTCCCACCCCCAGGGGGTTTCGCGCGCGTGGCCTGTCCTCGCCCCAAGACCCCGATCCGACGACAGCGGCCCGACCTGCCCGGGCACATGCCTGCCGTCGTTGCCCATCCCCAAAGCCAACCCGAAAAGGAGACCACGATGGCTGAACTGACTTCAACCACCCGCATGCGAGAGGCCATCCCCGACATGCCACTGGCATACCGCGCTGATCGCACCCTGCTGGCGCTCGACCTCGGCACCACGACAGGATGGGCGCTGCATGGCTGCGATGGCCTGATCACCAGCGGCACCGTGTCCTTTCGGCCGGGTCGGTTCGATGGTGGTGGTATGCGCTACCTGCGCTTCACCAACTGGCTGGGCGAGTTGGACCGTCTGTCCGGGCCCATTGCCACCATCTGGTTCGAGGAAGTCCGTCGTCACGCAGGCACTGACGCCGCCCACGTCTATGGCGGGCTGATGGCCACGCTGACCGCTTGGGCCGAATTGCGAGGCGTGCCGTATGAGGGCGTCCCGGTGGGCACAATCAAGCGCCACGCCACTGGCAAGGGCAACGCCGACAAGGAGGCGATGATCGCCGCAGCTCGGGCCCGTGGCTTCAGCCCCGCCGACGACAACGAGGCTGATGCCATCGCGATCCTGTTCTGGGCGCTCGAGACCAAGGGGGGCCTGCAATGAGCGGGATGCGGTTCACGCCGAAGGGCTATGGCGGCCATCGCCGCAATCCCGATGAGGTCAAGCGCGACGGCTGGCGCGAACAGGGCGTGCTTGCCGTCGCCATCGACGATCACCGCCTGACCTGGCCGGAGCGGGAACTGGTGCGCCAGCTCGGGGAGAAACTCTATGGCACCGCGATCGGCGGGCGGGAGGTGCAACGATGACTGTCTGGACCCCAACACTGGTCGAGGAACGGCTGGCCGAAGCCGCCTTCGTCCTGAAGCGTCTGCCTGAGCCCCGGCGGCAGGGCTACTTCAGCACCTGGCCTGCCATCGTCCAGAGCTTCGCCGACAAGGTGGGGCAGGAGCCGAAGCCCATGCGCGTGCTGCCGTCACCGCAGGCCATCAGCCGGATGGAGGAAACGCTGACCTGGACGGCCTGCCTCGAGCCGATCGACGGCAAGATCGTCTGGATGAAAGCGCATGGCGAACGCTGGAAGGAGATCTGCTGGGCCGTTGGTCTGCATCGCTCGGCAGCCCATCAACACTGGCAGTTCGGGATCTCTGTCATCGCGCTGACCCTCAACAAGCGGCGGTTTAACCGCAACCTGTCGAAGCAACGGGTAATCGAACTGGCCAGTGGCGCGTAACCCTGCGCGTCCCATGGGAAAGTGTCCGCCGGACAGTTTTCGCTGAGACAGAAACCATCTCCCGGGGGTATGAATTGGATATACTCGGGAGAGGCGCGTGTGGGAGACCGTCCGCGCAATCGGTCTCGGGATGGATGCCGTGGTGGACCCCAGAGTCCGAACCGGAGTCCAGCCGGGGCCAGATGACCGGACGATCCGCCAAGCCATTGTTTTCCGGTTCCTTTCGGGCTGAAAACGTATGCTGGCGGGCGAAGCGCGGCACATCGCTAGCGACAGGGCCGGATTTTTGGGAAGCCACCCCCTCGGGAAGCCACCCGAAAACGGCAGAGATAGCACGATAAAACAAGCACTTGGCTGGTGGACTCCGGGGTGGATACCGCTGGACTCCTGCAGCCGGTGAAATCCGGCGTGGACTCCACATCCGGGGTCCAGCCCGGAAGCCAGTCCAACCTTCAACAGGACACCCCATATGACCCTCAGCTTCGCCCCGGAGCGCATCGAGCAATGGCCGCTCGCGCGCTTGCAGCCTTATGCCCGCAATGCGAAGGCGCATGGCGCAGACCAGGTGGCGAAGATCGCAGCCAGCATGGCCGAGTTCGGCTGGACCGTGCCTTGCCTCGTGGCAGAGGATGGCGAGTTGATCGCGGGCCATGGCCGGGTGTTGGCGGCGACACAACTGGGGCTGACCGAAGCTCCGGTGATCGTGCTGGGGCATCTGACCGAGGCGCAGCGCCGGGCGTATCGCATCGCCGACAACAAACTGACAGAACTTGGGGCGTGGGACGAGGCGCTGCTGTCGGCGGAACTGAACGACCTCTTGGCCGAGGATTTCGACCTGTCGCTGGTCGGGTTCTCGGACGGCGAGTTGGACAAGCTGCTGGCCTTCGTGCCGGAAGCCGACGGTGAAGATGGTGGTGCCGGGGGCTCCGTGCCGCCGGTGACTATCCCCGAACCGCCGCGCAATCCTGCGTCGCGCACCGGCGATCTGTGGATCCTCGGCGACCACCGGCTCCTTTGCGGCGACAGCACCAGCGCGGCCGACGTGCGCCGTCTGATGAATGGTGAGCGGGCGATCCTGTTTGCGACCGACCCTCCGTATCTGGTGGACTACGACGGCTCGAACCATCCGACACGGAACAAGGATTGGTCGGCGTCCTACGGCACGACCTGGGATGACAGTTCGCAGGGAGCGGAACTCTACGATGGCTTCATCGCGGCGGCCGTGGCCGAGGCCATCGCCGACGATGCCGCCTGGTATTGCTGGCACGCCTCGCGCCGCCAGGCGATGCTGGAAGCCTGCTGGGAAAAGGCCGGGGCCTTCGTCCATCAGCAGATCATCTGGGTGAAGGATCGGGGCGTCCTGACCCGCTCCCATTACCTCTGGAAGCACGAGCCCTGCTTCATGGGCTGGCGCCGCCCGAACCGGCCCCCGAAGGTGGCCGAGGAAACCCTGCCATCGACCTGGGCGCTGCCCAGCTTTGCCAAGGATGAACGGCCCGACCATCCGACGCCGAAACCGCTCGACGCCTTCGGGATCCCGATGCGCCAGCATGTGGCGCGGGGCGGCCTGTGTTACGAGCCGTTCTCGGGCTCAGGTTCGCAGATCATGGCGGGCGAAGCCAATGGTCGCCGCGTCTTTGCGATGGAAATCAGCCCGGCCTACATCGATGTGGCCGTCGAACGCTGGCAAGCAGATACCGGCCAAGCAGCTATCCTCGACGGCGACGGTCGGACCTTCGCGCAAATCAGAACGGAGAGGTTGGGGGATGCCCCGGCCGAGCCCGAAACCCAACCCGAAGCTGCTGCGTGACATGCATGACCTGGCTTTACATCCCTCCGGACGAGATTCCGGAACCGGAGACGCATGCCTCTTCGGCCTCTCGCTCTGCTCCGGCGCCGGTGGCATCGACCTCGGGCTCACCATCGCCTTGCCCGGATATCGAACTGTGGGCCATGTCGAACGGGAAACCTTCGCCGCAGCCACTCTCGTGGCGCGGATGGAAGACGCGGCCCTGGATCACGCGCCTGTCTGGGACGACGTTGCCAGCTTCGACGGCCGCCCGTGGCGCGGCGCGGTGGACATCGTCACTGCGGGCTATCCGTGCCAACCGTTCTCCGTTGCGGGAAAGCGCCGGGGTGCGGACGACCCACGCCACCTCTGGCCGCATGTCGCCCGCATCATCGGCGAGGTCGAACCGCCCTTCGTGTTCCTCGAGAATGTCGCCCATCATCTCCGCCTCGGCTTCCCCGAAGTCGCCAGCGGACTGGTCGGCATGGGCTACCGCCTTGCGGCAGGCCTCTTCACGGCGGCGGAAGTCGGCGCGCCCCACAAGCGCGAACGGCTCTTCATCCTCGCCATCCGCGAGGGCGACAAGCTGGCCGACCCCACGCGCCTGCTCTGGCACCCGGTCGAGTGGCGGGAACCGGACCGAATTGCTGCGCCTGTGGCCGACGCCGAGGGCCAGCGCCAACGAGAACCGGCAGACGAAGCCGACGCCGTCACAGGTGGCGGGTCAGCACGGGATGAATCTTGCGACGACGGCCGCGATGTGGCCGACGCCGCAGACCGACAGCTTTCGGAGCCGGGGCGGCGACCGGCGCGACGAGAAGGGTCTGGACCGGATGGCGCGGGACTGGCCGACGCCGATGGCGCACGACGGATGCAAGCCGAGCGCGGGCAACCGGCGGACTGCGGACCTGACCCACGCGGCCGGGATGTGGATGACGCCGACGGCGCGGGATCACAAGGACGGGGCGACGACGCTGGCGAACACGCCGGTGAACGGCCTGCTTGGCCGCCAGGTCCTGGTGACGCCGATGGCTGGGCGCGATACCTCCGAGCCGCGCCGGACCTTGAACCCGCTGTTCGTCGAGGCGCTGATGGGCTGGCCCACCGGGTGGACTGGCTTCGGCTCTGTGGCAACGGAGTGGTCCCGCTGGTTGCGGCGCATGCGCTCCGAACTCTCGCTGCTCAGTTGCTGGCCGACGGATGACGACACGATCGCTGGAGCCGGTCACGGTGCGTGACGTCCGCCGTCACGTGGGGCGGCGGGACTTCGGCACGGTCGGCCAGACGCGCAGCGCCTCCTCGATCACCTCCGTCGCATCGGCGCCGGGGACGAACACCTGGACCGCGTGAACCTGTGCGTTCAGAACGTAGCCGAGCCAGCCGCCCGGCACGCGGGTCGAGGTGTCGAGCGGCACGACCTTGCCGTCGTGGGTCCTGGCCGTGCGCCGGCTCATCGCAGGGCCCCCGCGTCACGTTCGATCCTGTGGAAGTCGGGCCGGGTCGGGCAGGGCGTCGTCATCGTCAGGCCCCCATCGTTCGGTTCATGCCCTGACAACAAGGCTCTGCTGAGGGAGAAACTCAAGTCGCCTCGGCGATCTTTCCTATTCTCCGGCATGGTCTGCGACGCGTTTGGAACGAAGGCCCGTTTGGCGCGTTCAAGAGAGTAAGGCGCGACGATCGCCTGGATTTGGTCCGCGTTCGTCCAGACACAGCGACAGGAGACTGGGATGTTCAGACCGAATTTGTTTGCGATCTCGGCCCTCGGGGCAAGCCTCGCCATGTCCCCTGTGATGGTAGGCGCTCTTTCGGCGCAGCCGGTGGACGAAAACAACGCCGTGTTCGTACCGCTCGTCGATGCCTGCGTCTCGTCGCCGACGGTGGAGACCTGCCAGCAGGTCCGCGCCGTGGTCACCGAGTGTGCGAGCGACCTCGACCATGTCCGTTGCTCGGTCCTGTTCGAGGAAGCGGAAGAGGTGTTCGAGGACCCCGCGCGGCTGGAGTCGTCGCAAGCGACCCTTTCGGAGGTCACGGAGGCGATCGCGGCGATGGAGTTTCCCGACGTGCAGCACAGCGGCATCGACGAAGCCGCGCGCGCGGACGCCGAGCGTGCTCTGTTGCGCGGCGACGAGAACCTCAATTCCCATTCCGCGCCGCCGCTCCTGGAAGGCGACGCGCCGCCGCCCGACGCGGTGGCCGGCGAGACTGACCCGCCCCAAACCGTCGACGATTGAGCCGACTCCCCGCCCGGATCGTTGCGACCTGCGCTGCCGCAAGCAGCACCAGTACCTCCTGACCCTGCCGGATCCTTGAAGGCAACTTCGGGTTGCTGCCCTCGTGGTTCAGGTACTCGACGACGTGCGGGCTCCGCCGAAGGCGCCGATCGAGTAGCCCTGACAAGACGGGAAAGCGCCCCGGTCAGACGACAGACGAAACCGCCGCCCGGCAAGGACGGCAGCCTCGTCGTAATCGTATCACCGCCGGTCAGGCTGTCGGCAGCCGGTAGACCCGGGTGCCCTCAACCTTCTCGGAGCTGACCTCTAGCCCGAGCCGCTTCTTCAGCGCGCCGGCGAAGGCGCCGCGGACCGTGTGGGACTGCCAGCCGGTCACCTCGACGATCTGGGCGATGGTCGCGCCCTCGGGGCGGCGGAGCATGGCGATCATCGCCGCCTGCTTGCTGCCGTCGCGGGTCTTCAGCGCAGCGCCAGCCTCTGGGCCCCCGTCCGCGCCCGCGTCCGCGCGCCCGACCGCGCCCGTGGGTGCCGCCTTGCGGGGCCGGC